TTCGCATTATTATGGATTACTCCATACCCCCGGGCTTTCGCCCGGGGGCCACCTTTCTCCTAATTACGGCGAAACGAAGCATGCCGTATTGTGGGAGAAAATTACCGTACTATCGGTAATGCACCACTGCGATGTACTATAGCTTTCGCGATAGTACTTCACATCTCCTGTATCTATAACCATACGTGACTCGTGCTCGTCAGAGCTCAGCCACGCAAGGAGCGCAGGTACACCGGACGGATCATGCTTGGAACGACGGGGCATAAGCCTGTACGTCGTCCATGCCTGTTTCGCCCGGGACCACGGGGGTGTGGCCTCGTCAAGGTTCACGACGAGACCAGCAGTTTTCCCGAGTGTTGCCGGAATAAGGCAAACCTTACCACGACAACGTTGACGGACAAGATCGGTGAGATGGTTGTAACAGGACTGGAAGTCCGAGTCACAACGGTTACCCACCCATTCTCGAAACGAGTTCGCTAGCCAATACAGGCAATGCGAATCATCCGTCTGCGATTTTACATAGAAAGGAGTAACGTCGACGCCAAGAAAGTAATGCTTACCGCACGACTCTCGAAACGGTCCTGACACGAAGGTTTTCTCCGTGTTGGTTACAAACCCACATCTGCGTAGCACCCTTATGAGGTGATCGGCAGCGGAGTTGTGGACGACAATGTCGTCCCCGTAGACGCCAATACGCTTATCAGAAGTCCCCAGGAGATCAACAGTTGAAGCCGTGAGTGCCCAAAAGATCAGGCTCTCCAGCTCAAAAGTAAAACCGTTGCCCATGGAGGATACCTTTTCCAGCCGGTGCTTTATTCCGGATGGTAAGGTACATACCTCACACCTAAGCAGGTCCACAGCGTGGAACCACTCGGGTGGAAGTAAGGCACGAACGAGCTCCAGCGAAATGCTGTCACTCGCACTCTGAAGGTCGATAGTCGCGAGACTACCAGTACCGCTTCCCACCTTAGCGAGAAGCTGATTACGTGTCTGATCGTTAAGATCAATACCGACACGCTTCAGACGTCGCCGAATCACCGCCCCGATGCCCCGTTGCATGAACATGTTCATGTCGGGCTCGATTGCAATAACGCGGTCGACTAGTGCAGTCTTCCTGACTGTGGTGACTTTGCTGCCATCTACGATGTTTACCCAGTTCACCGGGTCATCACCGTAACGCTCTTGCATCTGCCTGCGCCAAAGTGGCACAGACCAAATACTGCAGAGCGCAGCGATTGCAGCGTTTCTCGTTACATCGGGTTTACCCGTATACTTGTAGAAGGGATGACCGTTTCTACGCTTAAGGCGTGTTGATGCGCCCGAGCTGAAACCAAACGCGGCGTGAGCCTCGTTCCAGTCAAACCGACCCAATGCAGACCTAATCTTTTCCCTAGCAGTGAAAATCACTGCTTCCAGGGCTGGTGACGACGGAAATTCCGTCGACCAGTTAGATTCGAATGGGTCGACTCCACCATTACGGTTGAGCCAACGACAGGTCTCCTCTGCGCTATGCCAAGCTGACATAGCAGCAGCTACACGATCGCAAGCAATCGGCAGATGCTCTGACTTTCGGAGCAGTCCAGCGGCAAGGTAATCGCGAGCGAAAAGCTCAGGATCACTGTAGCTGTCTGGGCTGACCTTAAGACTAGTTGTTGCCAACCAATCCTCCTGACGGATCGCAGCAAGAAGCTGCTCACCGACGGGAGAGCCTTTACTAACCAATGCACGGCATACGCCGGACGCACCAGATAGCAATAAGGAGGTACGAAGAGAGAACTTAGCGTTAGGCTTTTTAGCCTTACGAGCGCGCGACTTGTCGCTGACCGCCCTACCGCCGTTAGTACTTGTTGCACTAACCATCTGCAGATTCCTCTGTAGAGTGAGATCGACGTGTGATACCGCCTGGTTTTACCAGAAGGTTTCATTGTTGTCGATGGCCTGAGCCACCAACGCGTTTAGCGCTGCGTTCGCGAGAAGGACCCGAAGGTTCTTACGCTCAGCAGTAGTGCTGTTCGCGCTGTAAGTGAACTCAAGCTTACCCAGGTTCTCATAAGCAACAGTTACGTTGCCCGCTTCGTCGGTCGTACGTTTGGGTTGCGTAAGCAACACAACGGCCTTGCGAGTCGGCTGTCCCTTGGTTACCGGCCGGATGGTAACATCCAGTTTCGGTTCACCCACGAAAACACCATCAGTGCGCTCACTGAAGCTGGCCAGACCGAGAGGTCCGATCAGCCCAGCGGGTACAAAGGTGTGGTTTGCAGGGGTGGAAGCGCCATCAGCGATGACAATATTACCGTTTGCAGGCATGAGCCTACCTCGTTTTCAACGTGGTTATAGTTAATGCCACAGCGGTGATCGCGTGTGACGTAGACAATGGGTTGGAAAATACCAACGCGTCGTCGGGCGAGTCAGAAATGACCGACCGAACCATTGAGTCTGAGGAGAAGAATCCCTCAGTATATTGCAGGTCTCCACCACTATACTCAGTGCATTGCTGACCAGAAATTTCCTGGAAAGCGCGCCAAGTATGGGTTCCACCCATATACGAGAGACCGACCGTAGCGTCAATAGACGCGAGCCAGTCACCGATAGAGGAGAACCAATCGACAAGAAAACTGAACGGAGTCAGCTCCCAAGCGATTGTGAAGGGGTTGAGAACACCAATAGCCGCCGCCCGTTGAAGACCGGGCATATCGAGTCTATACCACAGGGAAACTTTTTGGGTCACAGAGGTAGCCACTTGCGTGGTTATCTGAGCCGAACAGAATCCCCAACGGTAAAACCGAGGGACTATTGCAGTCGCAGAGACATCGTATTGACTACGAGCCCTGCCCACGATGGTATAGCCTTCTTGCTGGACCTTACGGTTCAACTCGTCGACCGCACCATAAATGTCTCCCAGGGTAGGGAGCCAACCGTAGATAATCTCAAGCCAGCCCGACGCTAAATCGCGACGGCCTTGCTTGTAATTACGACCGATGCCGAGAATGTCATAAGCCCGTTTCCAGTTCCCACGCCTTGCGGCGCTGAAAGCTTGACGGATCTTGACAGAGTGCTTCGCGATCATTTTGATCGTGTCGCCCATCTCAGCAAGTGCCACTGCGACGTTAATCTTCTCATCCTTGACAGAAGCCAAGGCCTTCATGACCAACGCGCTTTGAAGAGACGGATCGCTACCCGGAATACCTGGCAAACGCCAGTGCTGGGCAGTTATCTCATCTTCCCATACGTACTTCGCACCATCGAAAGCCGGCCGCGAGGCCGATACCTTTAAAGGTCTTTCGATACGCTTAGTACTTTTGTACGGGGTCGGAGCACGGAAGCTATCGACATACGGCACCTTGACAACGTCACTCCTCGTCCACGAATGTGGAACGTAGGAGTCGTCACCTTGGTACGTACCCCAATCCTCTCCATTTGGGCCACGAGTGGCCTCCATGTAGTGGATGCTTTTTGGATCTGCTACGACACTTCGCACATGGATACTCCTGTTCATTTCTGAACAAGCGGTCCAGGCGCAGCGAGACCCGCACAGCGATGTGCGCGGGGCCCAGTCCACCAGGACTGG